GTATAACATTTATAAAAACAGAAGTTATACATGTTCATTAAGTATGATGGGTAACGCGTTGATTCAACCTACAATGTATTTTAATTTAAGACACGTTCCAATGTTCCACGGACCATATATGATAACAAGTGTTAACCATTCAATATCACCGGGTAATTTTGAAACTGTTGTTGAAGGTATTCGTCAACCAACCGCTAGCATATTGAAAATTGATAATTATATTCAAACATTAAAAGTTAATTTGTTAACTACGATAATTGATAAACAAAAGACTGAATTAGAAACTACCTAAATTTAAAAAATATGAACCAATAGATGTTCCTGTAAAAACAAGTGTATCACCAAAAGACCTTGTTACTAAAATATTAACTAGAATGTCAAATAAATTTGTTAACGATAATGGTAAATTAAAATATGCGATTTTTTATATTTTTTATTTAAATGGGTATTCTAATAATAAATTCAGTTCATTTGAAAATAATTACGCACAAGTAAGTTTAGATAAAGAATGGACTAATATTAATAAAACTAAATTCTTTTGTTTACAATCAGGAAAAGATACAGTTCCATATGCGACATTTCAAAGTATTTCGGACCACATTGATTTTTTAATTGATAGAAATAAATCAAGAATGGAAAATGTTAAGACGGATAACTTACCAAGTGAGTTAGCTAAATTTTATTTAAAAAATGTTTACCCAAATGTCCCTAGTTCGGTTTATGATAGTAGTGACGTAACTTTCTACACTCAAAAAGCTGATGAGTCTATTAAATTATTTGATAAAACTAAAAAAGGGGTTAATATCTAAAATTTTATAATAATAAAGATATTTATATATAAAGATAAAGTTATGAATACAAAATTAATATTAGATAATTATTTGGGTAAGAATACCAAATATTCTGAAAAAGATGCCGGAAACGGATTTAAACAAGTATGTGATTTAGACACAGGTGATTGTTATACTATTAGAATGAAAGACGGACTTATTGAAAGAGTTGATAATACAATGGCGACTAACAGAAAGGTTCAAGTGGAAACACATAATGGGGTAAAACAATTATTAAACGGATAAAATTATGAGTGTAGATAAAAAAATATTAGAAGAGATTAATAGATTTAATAATATTAATAGATATATTAACGAACAAGAATTACCACCACCTCCGGGTGACCCAATGGCGGACCCTGCTGCGGCGGCACCACCAACAGACCCATTAGCGGCACCTGCTGACCCTGCGGCACCACCAGCTGACCCTGCGGCGGCAGCAACACCACCGTCAGCACCTACGGGTGATGTTCCACAACCTGTTGATATTGCTACTGACCCTGATGTTGAAAAGGTTGATGCTGAAGAAAAAGATGAAAAAACTAAAGAGGTTGAAGTAACTGATTTGGTTAAATCACAAAAAAATGTTGAGGAGAAACAAGAAGAGTATTTCCAACAATTATTTTCTCATTTAGAAAATTTGGAAAGTAAGTTAGGTGAAATGGATAATATAGTTAATCAACTAAATAGTTTAGAGTCTAAAGTTGAGAAATATAGACAAAAATCACCTGAAGAAAAATTAGAGTTAAGAACTTTAGATTCGGGACCTTTTAATCAAAAATTATCTCAATATTTTGAAGATAAAGAAGATGATTTTGAAAAACTTGGTAGAGATGAATATATCTTAACTAAAGATGATGTTACTGATTTTTCGCCAAAAGATATCCAAAAAACATTTAGAGATTATCCAGGAAAAGAAGAAGAAGTTTTTAAAGTGAAATATTAATCACTATATTATGTGAGAGAAAAGAACTTGTTGTGAAAGACAAGTTTTTTTTCCTTACGATTTGACAATACAAAAAGGCGGGCTTATAATTAAATAAACAAATAATATAACTTAAAATTTATGGCGACAAACAGTTTAGATGCAGTGTTAGCTCAGTACGAGAAAGCACAACAAACGGGTAACTACACCCCAAAAATTTCTCAAGAAGAAAGATTAAAAAGATACTTCGCGGCTATCTTAGGAGACAATGAAAAACAAGGTCAAAAGAGACTTAGAATTCTTCCAACAAGTGATGGTTCTTCACCATTTAAAGAAGCAATGTTTCACGAAATGTTGATTGATGGTAAGTATGTTAAATTATACGACCCGGCAATGGACAATGAACGCTCACCGTTAAACGAAGTTTATGAGGAGTTATTAATTGAAGGTGATAAAAAATTGGCTTCAGAATACAAATCTCGTAAATTTTATATTGTTAAAGTTATCGACCGTGATAACGAACAAGACGGACCTAAATTCTGGCGTTTTAAACACAATTACAAAAATGAAGGGATTTTAGATAAAATCATACCTATTTGGAGAAACAAAGGTGATGTTACCGATTCTGAAAAAGGTCGTGATTTAATCCTTGAATTGACTAAAGCTAAAACACCTAAAGGTAAAGAATATACAGTTATCCAAACAATTATGTACGATGACCCGGCACCTTTACACGAAGATGTTGAAACTAAAAACACTTGGGTTAATGATGAATTAACTTGGAAGGATGTTTATTCTAAAAAACCTGTTGAGTATCTTGAAGCGATTGCTCGTGGTGAAACACCAAAATGGAACACTGAATTAGGTAAATACACTTACGGTGATTCAACTGAAAGTGAAGAGTCATTTGGTGGTACTAAAGCAAAAACTGAGGTTTATGCTGACCCACAAATGAATGATGATTCAGATGAGGATTTACCATTCTAAATAAAAAAAACCTATAGATAGGTAGTGGTTGACTTAATCACTACCTTTTTTTATCTTTTATTTTAAATAACACAATATATGGCAGTAAAGAAAAAAGAATTCTCATTAGATTCTATTAAAGGTAAGTTCTCAACTAAAACAAAATATAAACCTGAATCCTATTATAATTGTGGTGAAGCGTTTATGGAGGCTTGTGGATTACCTGGCCCTATTAAAGGACACATTAATATGTTCTTAGGTCACTCCAACTCATCTAAAACAACTGCAATGATATTAGCGGCAGTTGATGCTCAAAAACAAGGTGATTTACCTGTTTTCATTATCACTGAAAGAAAATGGAATTGGGAACACGCTGTTGAATTAGGTTTAGATGCTAAACAAAATGAAGATGGTGAATGGGATGGTATGTTTATCTTTAACGATAGTTTCGATTATATTGAACAAGCAACTGATTTTGTTAATGATATCTTAGACGCTCAAGAAAAAGGTGATATCCCATACAATGTTCAATTCCTTTGGGATTCCGTTGGTTCAATTCCTTGTAAGATGACTTATGACGGTAAAGGTGGAAAACAACATAATGCTGCTACATTTGCCGATAAAATTGGTATGGGTATTTCTGCGAGAATATCTAAAACTAAAAAAGAGGATGTTCCATATTATGCGACTATGGTTGTTATTAATCAACCTTGGGTTGATTTACCTGATAATCCATTTGGACAACCTGAGATTAAAGCAAAAGGTGGTGAGGCGTTATGGTTAGCATCTGCGTTAGTGTTCTTGTTTGGTAACCAAAAGAAAGCTGGTATTAATCATATTACTGCAACTAAAAACGGTAGAACTGTTGTATATGCAACGAGAACAAAAATCTCAATATTAAAGAACCACGTTAATGGTTTATCATATAAAGATGGTAAAATATTGGCAGTTCCTCAAGGTTATATCAAAGATGATAAATCGGCTATTGAGAAATACAAAAAAGAATATTCTGATTATTGGAATAAAAAATTAGGTGGTGAGGGTGACTTTAAACTTAGTGAAGTGTTTATTCCTACAGAGGAAGAAGAATATGAGGATTAGTGTAGAACCTTTAATAGGTATTAAATGACTAAAACATTATTGGTTGATGGAAACAACCTAATTAAAATTGGTGTTCATGGGGTGAAAGATTTCTTTCACTCCGGAAAACACATAGGTGGGGTGTGGCACTTTATAAACACATTACGACGATTTATTGAAACTGAAGGGTTTGATAAAGTTGTTGTATTTTGGGATGGTGATGAAAATTCATTATCACGAAAAATTTTATATCCCCAATATAAAGCGAATCGAAAGAGTCCTTTTGATTCTGATAAAGAAAATTCAATTTTAGAACAGAAAGAACGTGTTAAACAATACTTGGAAGAGTTGTTTATAAGACAGGTGTTGGTAGATAATAACGAAGCTGATGATTTGATTGCTTACTATTGTCAAATCTCCCCTGATGAAGAGAAAACTATATTTTCAGGAGACCGTGATTTAACACAATTAATATCTGATAAGGTAAGAGTGTATTTACCTGATTTAAAACAATACTATAAACTTGGCGATAAGATTAAGTTTAAGGAAATTGAAGTTCCCCACTATAATGTTAAGACTTACAAGATAATAGCCGGTGATAAATCGGATAATATTGATGGTATCTATTACCTTGGGGATAAGACATTGGTAAAATTATTTCCTGAGCTACTTGACCGAGAAGTAAAATTCACCGATATTTTACAAAAGGCCGAACTTCTACACAAAGAAGATAAAGACAACAAAGTTTTACAAAATCTTTTAACGGGTAAAACTAAAAGTGGGATATTTGGTGATGAGTTTTTTGTTATTAATGAAAAAATAGTTGATTTGTCTAACCCTTTAATTACTGAAGATGGGAAAAACGTAGTAAATGAATATTATTCAGAAACCTTGGACCCTGATGGTCGAGGTCACAGGAACGTAATTAAGATGATGATGGATGACGGATTCTTTAAGTTCCTACCGAAAGGTGACAATGCTTGGGTGAGTTTTTTAACACCCTTTTTAAAATTAACAAGAAAAGAAAAAAGAAAGTTTAAAAAGTAAAATTATGAAAGAACAAAACGAAACAACAAAATTAGAGTTTTTAATGATGGTTAACGATAACATTATCGTACAACGTTTTTTTAATGTGAAAGAGTTCAATCCAAAGGCTAAGAGTTCTATTGAACTATATGAATTAATTAAAGATTTCAAATACGATTTAGAACGTCAATTAAAGATGAAAACAGTTACATATATGTTAGATAATATGTATGAAATAGTTAACAATCCTGCGGTTATGGATACCTCATATACTGATGGTCCTGAGTATTTTAATGTTTATTTAAAACAGGGTGATGTGACAATTTGTCATAGACAAATTGATGCTAAAATCTACCCTCCAAAAATAAGATATACTGTGGATGTAAGACCACACCTAAAAAATTTACTTTTATCATTAACTGACATTTTTTCATCAAAAAATTTATCTTTTGAATATGCTGAAGTTAGTTTAGAGGCGTAATATTTATCTAAAAATACAAAAAGATATATGAGTAAAAATAAAAATTTTGAGTACTTAGGGAGTAGTTTCCAAATACAGTTATTGAACCAAATTATTTTAGATAAGGACTTCTCTAGGTCAATTATTGACGTGATTGATGTGACTTATTTTGAGAACAAGTATTTCAAATTAATCATTCAGATGATTAAAGAATACTACGCAAAATACGAACACACACCAACGTTTGAAACTTTGGAACAAATAACAAAGTCGGAGTTACAACAAGAGACCGCTTCAAAAATCGTTATTGACACAATTGGTAAAATTAAAGACGCACCAATAGAAGGTGCTGAGTTCGTTCAAGAAAAAGCGATGAAGTTTTGTAAACAACAAGAACTTCAAAAAGTTATGGGTAAAGCCCAAAAAATTATTGACGGTGGTGAATTTGAAAACTACGACAAAGTTGAACAATTAGTAAGAAGTGCATTACAAGTTGGTGAAAGAGAAGATGGTATGACCAACGTTTTCTCTAACTTAGATGATGTTTTAAACGAGGATTATAGACATCCGATACCAATGGGTATTTCGGGTATAGATAAACTCTTAAAAGGTGGTTTGGCTAAAGGTGAGATTGGGGTTGTATTAGCACCAACAGGTGTTGGTAAAACAACCCTAATGACTAAGATTACAAATCACGCATTTAACTTAGGTTATAACGTCCTACAAATATTTTTTGAAGATAATCCTAAGATTATTCAAAGAAAACATATAGTTTTGTGGACGAAAGTTCATCCTGATGAATTAACTTTGAGGAAAGATGAGGTAATGAAACGTGTTACTGAGATTAAAACGACAATGCCGAATCAATTAATCTTGAAAAAGTTACCGTCAGATACAATGACAATGTTACAAATCAAGAATCAAGTTAGAAAGATGATTGCTGATGGAATTAAGATTGATATGATATCGTTAGACTACATTGACTGTGTATTACCTGATAGAAACTTAGGTGATGAGTGGAAATCAGAAGGTTCTGTAATGAGAGCGTTTGAAGCTATGTGTCACGAATTAAACTTAGTTGGTTGGACTGCAACACAAGGTAATAGACAATCTATTTCTTCTGATGTTGTAACAACTGACCAAATGGGGGGTTCTATTAAGAAAGCACAAGTAGGTCACGTAATTATTTCAGTTGCTAAATCATTACAACAAAAAGAAATGAAATTAGCAACAATTGCGATTACTAAATCTCGTATTGGTGATGATGGTATTGTGTTTGAAAATTGTAAGTTTGATAACGGAATGTTAGAGATTGATACCGAATCTTCAGTTACATTCTTAGGTCTTGAAGAACAAAATGACCAAAAACAACGTGATAAAGTTCGTGAGTTATTAGAGAGACGTAAAGAACGTGAAGCTCAGAAGAAAAAAGATGATGAAAATAAAAAAGATGAACAATAATATGGAAAATAAAGTAGAACCAATTTTAGAAACAAATCCAGATAGATTTGTAGTATTCCCAATCCAATATCACGATATTTGGGAATTTTATGCACAACATAAGGCGGCGTTTTGGACGGCAGAAGAATTTGATTTGAGTGATGATATCAGAGATTGGAGTAATTTATCGGATAATGAAAAATATTTTATCAAAAATATCTTAGCATTTTTCGCGGCATCTGACGGTATTGTTAATGAAAACATTGCTGAGAACTTCGCAAGAGAGGTTCAGTTTCCTGAAGCTAAGTTTTTCTACGGATTCCAAGTTGCAATGGAAAATGAACATTCATTAACTTATTCGTTATTGATTGATACTTATATCACAGACTCAAAAGAAAAGGATGATTGTTTCCACGCAATTGACAGGTTACCAGCGGTTCAGAAAAAGGCTAAATGGGCGTTAGATTGGATTGAGAACGCGTCGTTTCAAGAACGATTGATTGCGTTTGTTGCGGTTGAAGGAATCTTTTTTTCAGGTTCGTTTTGTTCAATATTTTGGTTGAAATCAAGAGGGATTATGCAAGGATTATGTGATGCAAACGCGTTGATTTTTAAAGATGAAAATTTACATTGTGATTTTGCTATCCACTTGTTAAATAATCATATTGTTAATAAACCAAGTGAGAAAAGAATTAAAGAAATTTTATTGTCAGCGTTAGAGATTGAAAAAGAATTTATTACAGAATCATTACCTGTTTCATTAATTGGTATGAACCAAAATTTAATGAAACAATATTTGGAATTTGTTGTTGATGGTTTATTATATAAATTAGGTTGTAGTAAAGAATTTAACGTTGAACAACCTTTCAAGTTTATGGAACAGATTGCGGTTGAAACAAAAGGTAATTTCTTTGAAAATAGAACCCTTGAATATCAAAAGGCGAAATTGAACGAGACAATTACTTTTACGGATGAGTTTTAATAAAATATTATATTTAATATGATGTCATTAAAGATTAAAAAAAGAGGTGGGGAAAAAGTATCATTTAATCCTCAAAAAATTTACAACCGAGTAAAAAGAGCGTCAAAAGGACTTAATGTCAATTCTGATGAGATTTTTATTAAAGTGATAACTTCAGTACCAACTGAAGGTTATATCACAACAAAAGAGTTAGACAAATTAGTATATGAGATTGCTTCGTCATATACAGGTAGTCATCACGACTATTCAAGATTGGCGTCTTCAGTTGCTATTTCAGCGTATCATAAAGATACTGTTGATAGTTTCAGTGAAACTATGCACACACTACACACTGAAGGTGTTGTTCACGATAATTTAATGAGTATTATTGAGAAATACGGACCAAGTAATATTGATTCAGTAATTAATCACGACAATGATTATAACTTTGACTTTTTCGCTTGGAAAGCATTACAAGAAATGTACTTGTTGAAATTACCAAATGGTAAAGTGATTGAAAGACCTCAACATATGTATATGAGAATTGCGTTGTGGGTGACTGATACGTATGAGGAGGCAGTTGATTATTACAAGTCATTGTCAGAACAACGTATATCTAAAGCAACACCAATTATGATTAACTCAGGGACATTGATTCCTCAGTTAGCGTCTTGTGTATTACATTACAATAACTCAGATTCAAGACAAGGGTTGTTAGGTACGTTAAATGATATTTCAACATACTCATCTGATGCTGCGGGTATTGGGTTATGTATGTCAAACCAAAGAAGTAAAGAAAGTCGTATTACGACATCAGGTGGATTTGCAGGTGGATTGTTAAAATACCTTAAAATAGTTAATGAATCATTAAGATTCTTTAACCAACAAGGGAGAAGACCTGGTAGTGCGGCTATCTATATCGAACCTTGGCATAAAGATATTTCC